CCACAGCCAGTTTAGTGGGTGATGATAGGGAAAATGTATGAGTTAATGTCCACGAGCTACCAATGTATTCGTAAAAGTAGGCGGTGGATGCGTCAGATATAACCATTTTAGTTCCATCGGAATTGGTAGCTGCATAATTACCCGTTGTTATAGAAGAATAATTCCAGTTGGCACCATCATATTTATAATTTCGAACAGCACCATCAAATTCACCGAGGACGGTATATACTACCGTGTTACCATCATCACTGATGTCAAGATCATGCGGAAATATGTAACCCGTGGGAAATTTATAATCGGCGCTGAAGTTACCATTTGAGTCTAATGTAAAAAGTTGTATCCTCTCATTTGGGGGTGTGGCCGGGAAACTGGAACCACTTGTCCCTGACAAAGTTCCATTAAACGCAACTACCAATTTTGTTCCATCTGAAGATAGTTTGACATTAGTTGGTACGCCAAGTGAACCGTTATAAATAAAGTCGTTAGATCCACTGTCCCATGTAGCATATGTAGTAGAAAAGAAATACTCATCGGCTTGAGTCCAAGTACTACCCGAACGTTTGTATGAAATAATACGAAACCTAATTAAGTCAGCTGGGGGTAGTGTATACCATGTAGACGTTACAATTGTTTCACCAGTTTCATCTATAGATACGTATCTACCAATGAATTTGCCGTTCGATGGGTCCACTATCCCTTCGATTGTATCTTCTATAAACCATTCAGTATTCACATACTTGTACACAAATAGTGTAGAATCTTCTGGTTTCCCGACAACCATTCGTTCTCCATCCCCTGATAGTTGCATACTTGCAGCATACCCATTATGTTGATAAATGGGTGGTACGCTAATTATTTCGGGTGTTACCCAACGACTTGTTTCAGAGGATAGTGGAGCAACATAAATGAAGGAAGGATCACTTGTAGTGGGTGGTGGATGTGTAAAGTTTGTCTCAATATATTTTTTAGATGCAACTCTATCTACAGATTCATCTGATAATCCCGGCATTGTTACACTCAAGTACATATTACTCAATAGATCGCCCATATTTCGCGGATTAAATTCAACTTTAATTGTTTTATTAAAAGGCCATGTAACATCTGCATTACCAGGTTTAATTACATTACGACTCCTATGATATTTTCTAAAATCGGAGTGAGCACGATTACTGGTATAATTAAAGAATGATTCTTCTGGATCATCGGAAAGCAAGTGAGTGTCTTGCTTTCCGATAGCTTTGAGCGAAATTTTCGCAGCTTCACCCATACCTATCTATTGTCTACATATTTTTAATATCCATTTTCCACATTTCAATGTGACTTGTATTTTTCATCACTTCAAGTTCCTCCTTAGCCTGTTTAGACTCCTTGAGAAGATCCTTGACAGATTCCTCTGTGTATTGCACAGTCTTGATGTTGAGAAGATAGTCATAAGTACCACCAATTTTGGGGAAAGTCTGTGCCAACTCTGCCTCCAATTCCTGTTTCTTACGTTTGAAGACCACGATATCACCTTCAATAACCATAGTGACAAACTTTGATTTGTATCCACACATGGTAGCCCTTGTTTCAAGAACCTTGATGAGGTGTGCCTTTCTCTTCACATAGTGATCTTCGCGTAGTTCCACAAAGTCCTTGAGAATCTCTTCCGGACTCGAGTACTTGTGGATACCCCTCGTGGGGTGGAAAAGATGCATATTTGATACACGGAACGTCTTCCTCAATTTTAGATCCTTGAGGAGATCTTTTCCCGTGTAATCTTCAATTTCAAAATGAACATCATCCGTTGTGGAATTATTCGTAAATCCACCAATCAACTTCTTTTCAACGAGGCTGTCGAGGTATTCCTTGTAATCTTGTGTCCAACGCCCTGGTGGTAATTCAGTGACCACGATATTCATCCCTTTCCAATTCCACACACCTTCCATCATCCATGTATCATCCTCCTTGTGTACTTTCCCCTTGAAGCCCCTGAACCATGGTCTCATGGGTACTACTTGTTTTCCATCAAGAATCCTCTCAATATTATCTTTGATATCCTTAGGGTTGAATGGTGGGACATAGCAACTGAAACCTGTACCAATACCTTCCGTACCATTCACGAGAACCATAGGGATCGTTGGCATGTAAAAGTCTGGTTCAATTGACCGTCCATCATCATCCAAATAGTTTAGAATCGCATCATCACGAGGATCAAAGATCTTCCGAGCCTGCTTAGTCAGCTTCGTAAAGATGTACCTCGTTTGAGACGCATCCTTACCACCCATGAGACGCGTACCAAACTGCCCACAGGGTTCAAGGAGATTGATGTTGTTTGAACCCACATAATCATTTGCCAACTTCACGATAGTATCTGCGAGGGATACTTCACCGTGGTGGTATGAACTTTTTTCAGCCACAAATGCAGCCAGTTGTGCAACCTTCATCTCATCTTTGAGATTCTTTTGGAAGCAAGAGTACATAACCTTGCGTTGGGAGGGCTTGAGACCATCAGCTACATGAGCGATAGACCTCTTCAGGTCTGCAAGTGAGAAGTTTACGAGATCCTTATGAACAAAGTCAGTGATGTTCAACTGCTTAACATAACCATAAGGAACTTCAAGTTCTGAGGGATCTTTCGCGGTACTTTCAAGAAGCCACATTTTGCGATCATCAGCCTTCTTTTTGTCAAATGCCAAGACAATAGACTTATCAGTCATGATGTCATGTTCAAACTTGACAGTGAGATCCTCAATTTGTTTGAAATACTCACGCGCCTCCTTAGAGGTTGAAGTACCGAGACCCTTGTAGTACTTAATGCGCCACCCCTGTTGTCCATTTCCATACCAGTTTCTGAATGCAGAATCTGTGTAAAATGACTTGGTTTGGGAAGCCTTCGTAGCCTTAATAATTGGTGTTACCATAGATACGACGAAACCCAATTTGAGGAGGCTCGGCCAGAAGTAGTGCAGTTGATTAAGGATCAGTCCTTTGATGTGCGAACCATCGTTATCCGCATCAGTCATTATCATCAATCGCCCATATCGGAGCTCAGATACATCCTTATAGTCTTTGCCTTGTTGCAAACCAAGAATCTTCTTGAGATCGTTAAACTCTTGATTTCCAGTTAACTGGGCAACAGAGGCATCTCTGACATTTTTACACTTACCACGAAGCGGGAAAACGCCATAATGGTCTCGACCAACCACAGATAGACCGGCGACAGCGAGTGTCTTTGCCGAGTCACCCTCTGTTATAATGAGAGTGCACTTTTTTGATTGATTTGTACCAGCTTTATTAGCGTCATCGAGCTTTGGGATACCGGTAATTTTTGATTTACGAGCTCCACCATCTGTCTTAGACAACTCCTTCATTTCCTTAAACTTTGAGAGTGCCAACAGTTCATCTTGAATACCAGTCTTGAGAGCATTCTTGACAAAGGTCTTATTGGGTGCAAACTTACTTCCAAAGTCTTGCACCTTGGAGGTACACTCAGACTTTACTTGGCTGGAAAAGGTTGGATTCTCCAGTGTTGCCCGAACAAAGATGTTGAAGGTATTCTTAACTTGTTGGGGCTTCAATTTAATCTTCTTAGCCATCTCGTCAATGATACCAGATGCGAGGTGAGAAGCCACGTGGTCAACATGTGTACCACCCTTATTGGTACAGATACCATTTACAAAGGAGACCTGCTCAAGTCCATTCTCGGATGGACCTACACAGACAGACCAACGATCAGTGGTAACTGAACATAGATCTGTAACTCCTTCATGCATCTTGGCATAAGCCTCAAACTGGATCTTTGGTAGGGCTTCACCTTGGAATTTGACTTTGCAGTTAGAGGTTGTGCAAATGTTTGCATCCCAAACACGCTTCTCAAAAATCTTGTAAATGTTAATATCCATATCCTTCATTCCAAAACGTTTCCAATCCGGGGTGAAAGTTATAGACACTGAAGATGTTGCAGCGCTGTGCTTAGTTATTTTTGGTGGATGACATGTGGTCATATTGTTAGACCACTTTTGGGTATAGGTCTTCTTTTCTTCACCATCCTTGATGATGATAGAGAATTCCGAGGAGTAAATATTCGTTAATTTGGCTCCATATCCATTTCTACCTCCGACAATCCTCTTTTGGTTATCATCATAGTTTGTACTTGTGAGGAGATGACCAAATACAAGTTCGGGATTCCAGATACCCTCCTTTTCATGCATACGAACACTGATGCCTCCGAGAGGACCATTGTTCTCGATAGTAACTTCACCGGTTTCTTTGTCTACAGAGACAGCAATTTGGGTAACATTTTTTGGGTGCAGGGAGTTACGATCAATGGCGTTGACGAGAATCTCGTCAAAGATCTTGAGTAGGGCTGGTGAATAAGAGATGTTCTTTTTTTGAAAGTTATTATTCGTGTTATTCAGCAGCCAATAGGACTCATGGGTTTTGTCCACGGGACCGACATAGGAGTCAGGTCTCTTGAGGACGTGTTCAACGTGGGTGAGCTTTTGAACGCTCTCCATCTTTGTTAATTTTATAACGTTTCATTTCTTTACTTAGGTTATTATTTAGAAACAATTTTTGTCACCTTTTCTATAATTTTTATCACCGATACAGCATAAGAAAATACATAGATACATTGTCTGACATCAAAGGATGGAAGTGGAAGTTTGTGAGCTTTCAACTTTACATGTATACGGCTTATAGCTTCACAAGTTCTTAAATATTTACCTTCTGATATGTGTTCTCTCGTATCATCAACAGTTGACATTATTGTATGCAGATCTTCATCTACTGTCATAACTTATTGTAATAATTTTTCTTTAGATACCTTAAGAGATGTATCTATATCTTATAGCCGCAATTTTCGTGCTATTTCTGATGATGCAGAACAAGACCCGTGGTATGAACAAGTCAATTGAAAAATTGATTAGACAGTCAGCCCGATATGCGACGGCAGCGCAACAAGACAAGTCTCCAGTCATTGCAGTTCTTCACGCCAACTATGCAGCAGCTTATCTATACGCGGTTAAGGATATTGCCAGCGAAACTCAGATTCATAACGCCACCGGTATAGATGTAAAGAAGTTCAAAGAGCATGTCACAAATGTTCAGGATATGGTAACCAAGAAGACATCTGAAGAGTGTCCAAACTTTGTTGGTGAAGTTGACATTTACCTGGCTCAAATTGGTGGTGAAGCGGCATAGAACACCTAAGTGATTATCAAATATGTTAAAAATCAACTAACAAAATGCAAATAATTCGTGATACCGTTTGGTCTGCCTGCCTCTCCGATGCGACGAGAATGTACCGCCTCGGAGAGCCAAATGAAAAATGCTACAAGTTGGCTGATGCCACTTGGAAAATGAAAATGCGATACAAAAAGATTGAAAATAGGAGAAAGGAGAACTCTTCTATTTTGCTTGATGCCCCACCCAAGGAGGTTGCACCGGATCAAAGGACAAAACAAAAGATTTGTTGTGCTACGACAATGGCGGGAAAGCCTTGCAGGTTCAAGGCTGTCGTGGGGAACTACTGCCGGAAACACAAAGTTTCGGATATTGGTATGGGGAAGAAAGTGGATGTAAACAGTCTCTTGAGCCAGTTGGATGGAATTAAAATCACTGGCTAATATAAACAATGTATTTAGATCAGGAGACTCTTAGACCTGTAATAATAGCAATGGCTCTTTACCTCGCAATCGGTGTCATCGTTCCCAAAATCGCTAAGAAGCCCACCGGTGTCGGACCCGTTGATGACCTTGTTATGACTATCATGTCTCAACAGGGTTCTTTAATGAGTGGTGCCATCCTTGTTGGTCTTATCATTCTCGCCACCAACTACATTCAAGAGGAACTCCTCTAAGATGTTTTCTTTCCCAACAAGTTTCTTAGTATGATCGTGGTTCATATAGCGTAGTTTCTTATCGTATGCATCTCTCATGAACTCCAAGAGTTGGTTCGGATTTGGTTTACCCCAGACCATTCCTTTCTTAAACAGAAAGTCGTCTTTCTCCAATTCTTGAAGTTCGCACTCAATCGTATATGGTGTCTTTACATACTCGGGACTTCCACCAAAGTTAGTTATAATCACAGGTTTGTTACGTAAGGCTGCTTCAACTGGACCCATACCCACACCCTCTGACTTTGAAAAGCTGACATAGCAATCACAACTATCATGTAGTTTATCCATTTCTTCATCTGAAATCAATCCATTTATAACTTCAACATTTGGTAAGTTTATTTTAACTTCATTGTTGCACGTGGCTTTTACTACAAGTTTTGTATTTGGTTTATTTAACCTAACAAAAGCTTCCAATATTCCCCTAAAATTCTTTCTATCATCCATTATATTTCCGATGTGATAAAATGTATAGAATGGTTTATTGGGTGGTGGGATGTGAGCATGTATGATGGAAAAATCATTCCCAGGAAACTGTCTGGATAGTACACGTTTACAGAACATACTTGGCACCATAATCTTTTTTGATAGTTCCATTATCATACCATAATCTTCGTGTACGGTTTCTGTCTCACAAACTGTCATAAATGCTAATTTATTAACACGTGTTTTAGCGTAGTTTGCATATTCAATATGTGATTTGATAGGTAAAAGGAACAGCAGACCGTATTCACTTTTGGGTAACTCAGTACCTATGTAGTGGTAAGAGGCATCATCAAAAACTTTCGTGTATTTGAAAGCATGTTGACCAATGCCACTTCCAAGTTGTGGACCGACTATGATCATATTAGGTTTAAAGATAATCTTTCTTTTATATATATTACAATGGAGTCTATTCGCACCGAAATTGAAGCTGAGATCAAGCGCGCCCGTCTTGACAAGGGTCGTCTCTATGAGCTTCTCCTAAAGATTATTGACAATACCGGTACTGGTGGTGCCGGTGTTCCTGGACCCCAGGGTGAAAGGGGTCCAACTGGTGCTCAGGGTCCCACTGGTGTTTGCAAGTGCACTTGCCCTAAAGATGAGAAGCCCAAGTCTACTCCCAAGGAGGCTCCCAAGCCCTCAGCCAAACCTGCGGCTAAGAAGACTACTGCTAACACTCCAGCTAAGAGGAAGGCTACATCCAGCGCTCCTTCCACCGTAGCTTAATTTTATCCCAGTGATAATCTCTCCTATCCTGAAGTGTATCCAGGAGTAACGCCAGTTTGAGTTCTGTCTCAACAATAGTTGCTTCACTAAAACCTTTTCCGATGTCAACGTAGGCTCCACATATCTCGTTGTATGTGGGGACTTCTACACAATTTTCAAACTTGTAAATAACTTCGTCTTCAACCATTTCTTGATATTATAACTTTCCTTTTAATATCAAAATTTATTATACAGTAGGACTTTTATTAACCCACCACATAAAACCTCCAAAGAGGGCCGCTAAAATTGCTATAAGGACTCCAAATGAGTACTTCTCTTTTGGGGGTTCTGGTGGTTTATCAGGTAACTTCTGAACATTTTGATTGAGGGTGTCTATCTTACCAAGAAGTTTCTCCAACGCTTGTAATATTTGCAACTCTCTATTTTTAGGTTTTTCTTTCACATTGACAGTTGTGATTTCGAGTATCATATACCATTTAGCATCTGGTTGAAGGAGTACATAATCTCCGTCATCTTGGTGTTCATAAATCTTAAAGTTGAGTTTTCTAATTGAAATTGGGTTGAAATAGTTTGTCTTACGCCCGAACAATTTTGCTTGTTTGTCTCTCAAAATAAGTCCACTACTCCCTGTTAAATGCCTCTCCAGAGGCACCCTGGCTAAAACCTGACCGTGACGTTCATCAAGTATTTGGGCAACCTTGGGAACTTCTGGGCATATGACATCAATAAACTTTGCAACATTTGAATTGATTCCATCGTTCTCACCTATTTGGGTAACGTAAAAGTCAACCATTTTGATACCGAGTACACGACTCATATCCTCAATATGTGTATTTGATTCAAGTTGAAGATCCAGTGAAAATACATTATTTGTACCATTTACAAAGTTTGAGTCAATTATAACATACTGTGTCTTCTTAGGTATATCGTCTAATGACATTCTGAAGTATACTGATATAAAAAAAATTGTGAAACAAATGTATCGTATGTTCCACTTCCCACCAATCGCAAAATTTACAGTAGGTCTTAATGCGACATTGACTACGATTGTTTGGATTGATACATATAAATTGATAAAATCAGATAAAAAAAAGAAAACATAAGTAATATATAAAATGTACGCACAAGCTATCATTGGCACTTTTAAGTCCCAGGGCCCTCAATATGCCATTAACATCTATCGTTGGTTTAAGAGTGCTCTTTACGATGCACCTTATCGTCTCTGGCTTGATATTGAACTTGAGCGAATTTTGATTGAGAGACACCTAAGTGAACTTGAAGATCTTGAAAATGAAGAGTAATGTCAACTTACGTAATCCCCATCAATAACCTTTTTGCTCGCTCGCAGCAACATCTTGGAATACCAGGACTTGCCACCGACGATTTGAGGATTGCATTCTTACAAGCTACGAACCCCTTGTGCCGTGACGTACAAGAAATTATCTGGAAAGAAATTTTATATTGTACAGTTCCAGTTGAGCCCCCACCCGCTCCAAAAAAATGTCCAAGATATTACAAGGGATACACCAATTCTTTACCCAAAAACCTGTTCAATCCCCTGTAAATATGTATGATAAGATGGCTAATTTTCACGTGGTCCAGACGACTAACGAAGTTGGTGAAAAGAGATACATAGAAATACCGAAAAGTTCTTCTAATCTTCGTCGGGAAAAATTGGATTTCATTCTAAAAAAATCACAATCTATGTTGGATACATGTTTAAAAATACAAAAAACTAATGACGACCTGTCCTATGATATCGTCAATTTGATAGACAGGGCGAGACAGTCTTTATACAGAAAGGGAGACATCGAAGAAATAGTTGAAGATTTCAGAGATCTCAAGAGACGAGCTAAAAGTAAAGGTTCTATGTCAAGTTTTGATTTAACAAAGTGGAAAGATTAAAATGTATAAGTACAGTATAATGGTTCAAGAGGTGTCACCAGAAGAACTCGAGACAAAGAGACGAGAGTATTGCGAAGCAAACCCAGAGGATGAGAGTGAGCAGTGTGCAGATATTCGGAAGGAAGAAGAGGATCAACAAAAAGTCGTTGAGGCGGGAATGTGGACAATAATGCTGTCTGGTATATCATCTTCTTTATGCTTTATTCTTGTATTTGCTTTCTTGATGATGCGGAAAAAGGGAACAATATAGATAAGGAATAGAGTTGTAAAAGAAATAACAAAGATGTCTATTCGTATCAACGTTTCCGAGTGCACACGCCCCAAGTTCGTCATTTTCAACGGAGAGTGGACTGATTCTGATTCTGATTCTGAATATGATCCACGTGATTCCGACTCCGACTCTGAATCTGATGAATCTTTCGTTTCCGATACCGAGACTGAAGCAAGTGTTTCCGAAGATGAAGACTCTGAAAGTGAGTCAGATGAAGTGAAGCCTTACTATGGTCATGGTTTCCGTGTATATTTTGACAGTCTCAAGGATCGTCGTCATTTTATGAGGGCGTTCGGTTTTAACTAACCTAAGTCTACCTAAAAAATACCTAAAAATAAACAAGGAACTTTTGCATGATAACACTCATGGACAAGTTCTTCCCCCCGATTAAGATTTTGATTTTGGATTCAGTTGATGAAGAGGATGATGTGGTTGAAATTGGATCACCTATTAAAAGAGATTGAAGATACTTAGAAAAAACACGTGTTTTGTGTATAAGATGGAAGATCTCCGAAATGTGATGAGAGTCATAGATCAAAATTCAGACAAGTTACCCGAAGGGGATTATCTCGAATTGTGTAATCTATTGAGGAATGTTTTCCGGAATGAAGAACGTAAAATTGTAAATACCATTTTTAATTATGATGACTTTGATCTACATGTACCCGGGCAGCACCCTCGTGTAACGAATTATTTTTACGATAACTATTTAACTACTTCCATAAATCATGATAGAATGCTTCTCAGGTCTCAGATTATGCATTTAGAAGATGAACTTGAATATAGTAGACCTTTACAGAGAATATCAAAATATGTGAAGCAGGATGCACTTATACATTACTGTTCTATGAATGATATTAATATTGATGAATGTAACGAAGAGTCTCTCAAACAGTATAAGATAAATAATGGAACATACACGGATGATAAAACTTTTAAGAAGTATATACATATGATTTGTAGGGGGTACATGCATATAGACAATATTTACAGAGCTATGTACTCTAATTTGCTTCTCGATAGGGTAGAACGACTTAGAGGGTGCTTAGATGATTTGGATGATTTGTAACCTAAGTCGGAGGGGTTTTCCTTAAAACTAGAACAAAATGGAGGCTCTATCCAATGTCATGTCTTTGATTGATCAGAATTCCGAGTCAATCCCGGAGGGGGATTACTTGAAATTGTGTAATCTGATGAAGGTGCTTCACACCGCCATCCCAAAATCGCAACCGAGTGTTCCATTTTCAGCTCGCCCCCAAATACCTTTATCCCTTCGAGAAGATTCGGTGAGGGACCAACGAGCTTATGCATTTGCAGAGGAGCGTGTTTTACGTATCAATCAGCAGCTTAAGCGTCTCAAGATTCGGCAGAGGATCACTGTAGGTGTGAAGGAGGACGCTGTTCGTGATTGTTGCAGAAGATTAGGGTTTAACATCACTGACTATAATGTTGAGGCTCTTCGTGAGAAGGGGGTGCTTATCCCAGACGAGCGTGCATTTTACAAGAGTTATTTGGACAAGGAGACTTGGTTTATGACTCAGAAGAGGACTGAATTGTTGAGAGAGCTTCCCGCTTTGGAAGAACGGAGAGATGAAGCTCGTGCCACGATGTTGGAGACTTTTCGAGCCATAGATGCATATAGAGCTTTGCGTGTTTAAATATGTAGCAAAAATATTTGTAATTTTTAGATGAACCGTATTGCCATTGAACTTGATGAAGTCTTATTCCCCTTTATTAAACCTATGGCTAAATATCATAATAAGGAACTTCCCAAGCATAGATATTTTCATTACCATCACGGAGATATCTTAAATGTGGGTGACCCTGAATGTAGAAAAATGGTGAAGGATTTTTTTAATTCGGATAAGTTTGATATGATCCAGCCTATCGAGGGTTCACAACCAATTCTTCGTCTTTTAAAACCTCGTTTTGAAAAAGTTTATCTTGTTGCTTCCCGTGGTAAGTACATGAGGGATAAGACGGAGGAATGGGTAGATTTCCACTTTCCAGGGATATTTGATGACGTGATATTTGCTGGTAGTTATTTACACCGCCCAGAGCTGGAGAAAATGGATCTTTGTGAATCTTTAAACATTGACACACTAATTGACGATGATGAAATTGATTGTGCTGTATGTATGAATAACGGTATGAATGTGATACACTTTGCAGGGGACGACGAAGTGTATCCATGGTCAAGATATGATCAGTGGAGTGTTTTGGGTTGGCGTGATTTGTATACGAGGGTTCATAATTATGAGGAACATAGTTTAATTAAAATTGTTTAATACGTTGTTTTACACCACCACCTGTTTCCACCTGTGTATTCAAAAATGATATGTATAAGTGCACCTGCTATAAAATGTAAGAGCGGGGTTTCAATTTTAAAGTTCATCTGTTTAATACCAAAAATAAGTACTGCATTCATAACACCAATAACAAGAGCTTCTATAAGGACGTTGGATACTGGGCGATTCATATATTATATTGCAATATAATATATGAACCCCCTCCACCTAAGTCCCTTCACTTCCCCCCAAAAATTCAATTTCATAACAAATAATGGAGGAACTGCGTGAGGAAGTGAACAAGCTTCGTGAAGAGGTTGCCGAACTCCGCGGGCGTGTGCCCGTCCTCCCAACGAAGCGTGGGAAGGATCCGTGTCAGGGTGTGACTGGGAAGGGTACACCATGTAGGAATGGTGCTCTACCTGGGATGACTTGCTGTAGGATGCATTCGAGGGAGCCTAAGCCCGCCAAGATTCCTAAGGTTAGGAAGGAGCCGAAGCCTAAGAAGATCCAACCTGAGCACAACCACGGTATCGGTGTGTCCCCCTCTACCCCCTGTCCCCTGTGTGAGACCCATGGGGATGTTATGGATCCGGGATTACCTGACGCTGATTTTGAGGGGCAAGATGACTTGACGGAGAGGCTTAGACAGCTCCTCCAGAGTGAATAAACTTCTGTGTATATCACAAAGATGGATGTTCGTTTGGAATCGTTTATGAGGACATTGGGAGTGTTTCTCAGTGTTTTCTTCACAATTCGTTGGGGTGCTAAGAGTCCCATAAATGATGAGTTATGGATGACCCTCACAGCTATTGCTGCTGTACTTGCAGGGTTTCGTGTCGCGTAATGGGGTGTTTCAGGAGGATCTACAAATGTTTCAAAATGAATTGAGAAGTTTTTATTTCGAAATAGTTCTAAACAACTTCGAGTTCATATACAGAATCTAATTATTTTCATGCATAGATGAGACAGGAGAGAGTTTTCAGGTTTACAAAGTTTACAAAGTTTACAAAGTTTCGAGTTACTACAAGAACTACAAGGACTACAAGGTAAGTTATATTTGCAAATGTTTCGAAATGAATTGAGAAGTTTTTATTTCGAAACTCTTTCAAAGAACTTCGAGTTCATATATAGAATCTAATTATTTTCATGCATAGATGAGACAGGAGAGAGTTTTCAGGTTTACA